TGGATCTCCTACTGGTAACTTCCAAACTGGAGAAACAATAACACAGTCAACCACAGGAGCAAAAGGATTTGTGGTCTCATATGATTCCACAACTAAAGTCTTGAAATATTATCAAGATTCAGTTGATGGTACTGTGAATGGTAATATTATTGCGTTCTCTGGTTCAAACCAGATTACAGGTGGAACTACAGCATTTACTGCAACCCCAGACAGTACATTCGGAACATCATCCATTCCGTTATCACAGATAACTATTGGTGTATCTGTGTATGAGTTAGGTCTTTCATTCGTAACTGGTTATGCCAACGAAGAGATTGAATTAAACTCAGGTGAAATATTGTACATAGATAATAGGATTCCGATCACCAGATCTGCGGATCAAAACGAAGAGCTAAAAGTAGTAATTGAATTCTAAATGGCACAAAATACTAACCTGAACATAGCTCCTTACTACGACGATTTTGATCAGAGTAAGGGTTTCTTAAAAGTATTGTTTAAGCCTGGTTACCCAGTACAGGCTAGAGAACTTACTACGCTTCAGAGTGTACTGCAAAATCAAATTGACACGTTTGGTACAGGTGTCTATAAAGAAGGTTCCATGGTGGTTCCTGGTGGTATTACACTGAACAATGATGTACCGTGTGTCATAATACAAAATACTTATCTTAATTTAGATGTAGAACTCTATAGATCTGCTCTTGATGGGTTAGTTATTAAAGGATCTACTTCAGGTGTTCGTGCTCGTATATTATTTTCTATTAGTTCTACTATATCAACTAGGAATCAGATAACATTCTATATTAATTACTTAGAAAAGGCATCAGATAACGTTACAACCACATTTACAGAGGGTGAAACCTTCATTTGTGAGAGTGATATCACTTATGCTTCCACAACTATTGCTGCTGGAACTCCTATTGCACAATTATTGAACTCTAATTCTAATAGTAGAGGTTCAACTGCTAATATAGGTGCAGGAACTTATTATGTAAGAGGATATTTTGTTCCTGTAGCAGAACAAACTCTAATTTTAGACCAATATGGTACTTCACCATCATATAAAGTTGGTTTAAAAGTAGAAGAAAGGATTATTACTGCTGATGAAGACGCAACTCTCTACGATAATGCGATCGGTAGTACCAATTTCTCTGCTCCTGGTGCAGATAGATTCAAAATTAACCTATCTTTAATTAAAAAAGCAACAACAGCACCTAATGCTGCTGACTTTATTGAGCTTTTAAGGACTGATACTGGTAGAATTCAGAAGAAAGTAGAAAGAAGTACTCTAGGATTCATCAATGATGTCCTTGCTACCAGAACTAAAGAGGAATCTGGTGACTATTATGTCAAGAAATTCTCTATAGATGCAAGAGAGAACCTTGATGATGGATTTAATAACGGTGTATATGCTTCAGGTGCAACTACTTCAGATGGTAATGAAGCAGCTGAATCTAATATTGCTGTTCAACTATCTGGTGGATCGGCATATATTTCTGGTTATAGAACAGAAAGATTATCTACAACATATAAAGATGTAGAAAAACCAAGAACATTTGATACAGTAACTAATCAGTCTCTTACATCTGATTTTGGTAACTATGTCTTTATGACAAACCAGCATCAAATGCCTCTCGTATATGAAACTATTGAGATTAGAGATACTGCAACTGCAACTCCAGGAACTGCTGCAGGTACAGTTATAGGTAAAGCAAGATGTCTCAACTTCTATCACGAATCAGGAGCATATAATAATCAGACAACAATTTATAAAGCGTATCTTTCTGATACCCAACTGTTTACGAAAATTACTTTAACTGGTAGTGGGACTTGGACAAATGGAAGAAAAGTGTATGGTGCAACTAGTGGAGCTACAGGGTTCGTACAATCGGGTTCTGGTACTACTGGATATCTTTACCAGGTTAATGGTAATTTCCAGAATGGAGAAGTCCTAAAAGTTAATAATAGTGCTGGTGCAACTCATGGTACTATTACTGGTACTGGAGTTAAGAATTATAGTTTTGCTGATGTAAAATCTTATGCGTTTGGTACTGGGGGTACTGCTGATTCTGTATTAGATGTCAAGGTAGCATTACCTGGTTCAGGTCCTATTCTATCCAGTGTTTCTGGTTCAGGTAACAGTGCTACTGGTACTATCACATCAACATTATCTAACTTCAATACTCAGTTGAAGGTTGGGGATATTGTTGAGTTCTCAAATAATGGTGCAGCACATAAAGCATCTGTTACTGCTGTTACTAGTGCATATGTCTTTACGATTGCTGTTATATCATCAAATAATATTGCTAATGGTGCTCTCACTAGTGCAGTAATTAGAACACGTCCAGAGATTAAAGAAGCGACTAAAAAGAAACTACTAACACCTCTTGGATATGAAGCAGTAAAGAATACTAACAATGATAATACCCAAAACCCTGCAGGTTATTTTAGGAAGACTGTAACTGGTGTAGCTGTAAGTAGTGGTTCTTGTAATGTTGACGTAGGTTCAGGTCTATTAATTAAGAATGCAGATGATGGTGATGATTTTGTTGTCAGTGTGACATCTGGTACAGGTGATGGTGATATATTAAAAGAAGGTGACTTTACTACAGGTACTCCATCTGTCAACACACAGTCTGTTAGTTTAGGTGGTTTATGTGGTGGTGGTTCTGGTACTATTGATGTTACTGTAACAGTATACAGTTCTAATAGATCTGCTAAGGCAAAGACCACTGAAAGGATGAAGGTTCTTAAAATTGACAAGACAACTGTGTCTGGTAGTCCAAATGGTCTAACAACTGCTAATACTGGTAATGGTTATAGAGTAGATGATGAGCGTATATCTCTAGGTTGTGCTGATGTATTCCAGATTAAAGGTATATTTGAATCTACAGATAATGGAAATCCTACACTTCCTGAATTTGAGTTTACTAATTTATTAGGTTCTCTTTCTGTTGATGAGGTTATTACTGGTGATACTTCAGGATCTAGAGCAAGAATTATATCTACTACAAGTAATAAAGTATACTTTGTTCCAGTAGATGATGATGTCTTTACTGATGGTGAGACTATTACTGCACCAAATGCTACTTTGAAAATTGTCGCAAATAAATTAATTAAAGGTGATACTAATGTAACTGGTAACTTTGATCTTGATGATGGTCAAAGAGATCAATTCTATGACTATTCAACTATTGTTAGGAAGGCTGGTTATACTGCACCTACACATAGATTATATGTTATAGTTGATCGTTTCCTTACTACTTCTGGTATTAATCCATATACAGTAGATTCATATTCTACTTCTGAGTATAAAATTATACCAAACTATGATGATGAAAATCTAAGAGATCTTATTGATTTTAGACCTATAGTTGTAGAGCAATTATCTGGTGGTGGATCTGTTGCTTCTCCATGGACCTTAAGTGCTACTAAGTATCTTGACTTTGATAATAGAGCATTTACTGGTAATTTAACTGGTATTCCTGGTATAGGAGATACAACTATTCTTAGTTTACAACATTACTTTGGTAGGGTTGATAAAGTCTATATGAATAAGGATGGTATTGTTCAGGTCGTTAAGGGTGCACCTGCTACGAATCCAACTGCTCCCGATGACATTGATGATGCTATGTTATTAGCTACATTGACATACAAACCATATATTTTTGATGTTGATAAAGATATAAGCATTGTTGAAACAAATTATAAGAGATATACATTTAGAGATCTCCAAGTACTTGAAGATAGAATTAAAACTCTAGAATATTATACACAGTTATCACTACTTGAAGGTGAGACTGCTTCTATGGAGATTAGAGATGCTAGTGGTCTCAGTAGATATAAGAATGGTTTTATTGTAGATAACTTTGCAAGTCTTGCTACTGCCGACACATTACATCCTGATTTTAGAGTTTCTGTTGATTTTGAAGAAGGTCAAATGAGACCTGCTCATTATACAACACAGATTCCATTAACATACGGTACAGGTTCTACTAACGTACAACAAACAGATGACATAATAACATTACCATACTCATCTACTGTTTTGATTGACCAACCATATGCGTCAGCTGTGGAAAACGTCAACCCATTTAATGTCTTTACGTACGTTGGTGATATAGAGTTATATCCAGAGAATGATAACTGGGTAGATACCAAGTCACTCAATCCTATTAAAGGACCAGTTGTGGAAGGAAACTTCATGACAACTGTTAGAGAATATAATGCTGATCAAAATGGTTTTTCACCTATTCATTGGAATGCATGGAAGACTACATGGACAGGAACTAGTACAACTACTGATGTAGGTGAATGGAGAAGACAGAATAAGAGAAGAAGAGATAGAACTATTACTACTACAACTACTAAGACTACTAAACAAACCAGAACTGGTATTAGATATAGAGTTACTCCTGTAATTGAACAGAAGTCTCTTGGTAGTAAGGTTGTATCAGTAGAACATATTCAATTCATGCGTTCCAGAAACATTGAGTTTGTATGTCAGAAACTAAAACCAAGAACTAAGTTCTATGCTTTCTTTGATGGTATTACACTTCCTAAGAAACTAATTACACCTAAGGTGATGGGTATAACTAAGGATCCATCTAGTGATTCTCAAACAAATAGTATTCCTTTCCAAATTGGAGAAACTATCCATGTTAAGAAAGGAAATGGTAAGTTTAGATTTAAGGGAAGAGTAGCCGCTCCTAATGAAGGATACCAAATTAATCCATTAGACGGTTCAGATATAACATCTATTAGTGATTATAAGTCTAACTTAGCATTCATTAATATTGATACTAAGTCTCTTGCTGATCAGGCAAAAGGAACTTATTATGGATCTCCTAAGATCAATGATTATATTGTTGGAGAAACATCTGGTGCTATTGCAAAAATTACCAATAAAGATTTAATTACTGATAAGAAAGGTAAATTGAGAGGATCATTCTTTATAGATTCTCCTACCACTAAAGGTAATATGAAGTTTAAGACTGGTACTAAACTATTCAGACTTAGTGATACTCCAGACGATAGTAAAGTTGTTGGTCTATCTGATTCTAGTGGTGAAGCAGAATTTACTTCTGCAGGTCTATTAGAGACAACACAAGAAACAATTATCTCAGTAAGAAATGCTAAGGTAACATCTGAGGACATGAAAGATGCTAGAACTTTAACTAGTACAAGTGTTAGTAAAGAAACTGAAACTAGGTATTGTGACCCATTAGCACAGACATTCCTAGTTGAGGATTCAACCCTTGAGGGTGGAGTATTCTTAACTAAGATTGATATATTCTTCCTTACTAAGGATGCAGAAATTCCTGTTTCATTGGATGTTAGAACTGTAGAAAATGGAACTCCAACACAGAATATTCTACCATTATCTAAGGTAGTTAAGGATCCTGATGATGTATTCACATCATCTGATGCTTCTAAGCCTACCACATTTACATTTAAAGCACCTGTATTCCTTCCATTTAGAAAGGAACATGCTATTGTTCTTACATCTGATTCTAATCAATATAAGGTATTCATATCATTACTTGGTAAGGATGCTATTGATGCTGCTCATGCAGGTGAAAAAATATCTGAACAGCCATACATTGGTGTCTTATTTAAGTCTCAAAACGCTTCTACTTGGACTCCTACTCAGTATGAGGATCTTATGTTCAAGATCTATAGAGCAGACTTTACATTACCAACGACAGCAGCGAATAGTACACTTGTACTAGAAAATGCACAATTGGCTGAATCTAATGGTGGTTATTTAAACCTTAGAACTAATGCATTACAGACTACAAGTGGTAGTGATGAGATAAGAGTATTCCATAGTAACCATGGTCAACAGTCTGGTCTTAACTATGTTGAACTTAGTGGAGTAGTTTCTGAAGTTGCTGATACTGCAATTAATCAGGGTGGTGGATTGTCTGCTACTGCAACAGGTGCTGTATTAACTGTTGATGACGCATCTCAATTCCATACAACAATAGGTGGATCTGCAGTTAGCAGTACTAATCTTGGTTTCATTAAGATACTTGGTACAGAAGAAGATGGTAGTGGTGATGAGATCATTGCATACCAAGGTATTAGTGGTAATGTTATTACAATCAACTCTTCTGGTAGAAATTATACTGGAACTTCAGGATCTGGTACAGGTAAAGCACATGCAGACAATGCAGTTGTACAATGTTATAACCTTGCTGGTATCCCAATTACATTACTTAATACAACTCATACAAGTTCTACTGGTGGAGTTATTTCTATCAATAGTCCTCATAGTTATAACTTGAAGATTACTTCTAAGAATGCTGGTAAGAGCATTAACTGTGGTGGACCTAATATGGTTATATCCCAGAATATCCCATGGGACGTTCTTACACCACAGATTCAAAGTCAGGTAGAACCTAGAACTAGCATAGTTGCTAGAGTTAAAGGTACTAGTGGAACTTCATGTGGTCCTTGGCCAGCTGGTGAGAGTGCAGAGACTTCCTTAGTTAAGGATGCTGCATGGCAAGACATAACTATCGCTGAAGAGAACTACTTCCCATCTACTAAGATTATTGCTAATACTTTGAATGAAATCAATAGAATGAGTAGTGCTAAGTCATTTACTATGCATATTGATCTTGCATCTGAGGCAAGTCATTTATCTCCTGTTATTGATTTAACCCAGTGTGCTGTCATTACTACAGCTAACCAATATAATAATATTGAACCTACCTCAGGTATTGGTGGAGAATGTGCTGCTAATTATATCACTAAGGTAGCAAGATTAGAAAAGAGTGCTAGTGGTATCAAGGTTATGCTTGCTGCTAATACATTTAATGCTTCTAAGATTGTAGTCATGTACAAGTTAGTTCCAGTTGGTTATGCTGGTAATCTTGATGATCTACCATTCCAGTTCTTTAATACTGATGGTAAGGCAGATAGTGGTGAGTTAATTCCTCAGAATGATCTAACCACGTTCACAGACTATGAATTCACAGTAGAGGATGCTGATGACTTTGATGCATTCCAGATTAAGATAAGTCTTCTAAGTTGGAATCAACCATACATACCTAGAGTTAAAGACTTTAGAGCGATAGCACTAGCATAATGGAAAGAGATATAATTGAACTAATACCTGTCGAGGGACATACTCAACTTGGCAGGGATCCAACTTCTAATGCAATATTAAATACTGACGTTAGTGCATACGAAGCTTATAAGAAAGCTCGTAGAGAAAATAAGCGTAAGGAAAGTGAAATGGCTACTTTAAAAGATGAAGTAGCAGAACTTAAAGCACTTGTTAAAGGTTTGGTTCAAAAAGAGGATAAATAGAGTTAAGCTAAATAATATAGGAAATTCTTTAGAGAATGGCTAGTGCTGTATCCAACCTACTAATATATCAAGGTTCTGATTTTATTATCGACTTCACAATTGAAAACGATAATGGAACAGTATTTAACCTTACAGGATATTCAGTAGCGTGTAAAATTAAAAAACATTACACAAGTAGTGCATCTACTACAGTTACAGCAGCGATTTTATCTCCTGCTACTGCGGGACAAATTCAATTATCTCTAACTAATGGACAAACGGCCGCCATGAAGTCAGGTCGTTATGTATATGATGTCGTTATCACAGCAGCTTCTGGTACCAAATCAAGAGTACTAGAAGGATCAGTCAGTGTACTTGAGGGGGTAACTATCTAATGGCAAGATTAAGATTTGGAGATCAATCGGTTCCAAGAGTAACCAGAGTAGCCACAGGAGGTGGCGGTGGTACTATCGGAGGAATGTCCGATGTTGACCTTACAGATACTTCACAAGGTGGACTAGCAAACGGTGCAGTGCTAGTTTATTCTGCAGCTGACACAAAATTTGTACCAACAAATGTATTGAACGACGTAACTATCAACGGGGGTAGCTTCTAATGGCATCAAATATACTCATTAAAAGGAGTACTGGATCAACCGCACCAGGCACCATTACATATGGTGAATTAGCATTAACTACAGGTGCTAATGGTACACAAGCAAATGCTGGTGACCGTCTGTTTGCAGGTGACAATAACGGTGCTGCACAAGTAGTTGGTGGTAGATACTTCACTGACATGTTAGATCATGTCGCTGGAACCTTAACCGCTAGTTCATCTGTAATAGTTGATAGTAATTCAAAGATTGATCAGTGGAAAGTTGATGACATTGAGTTAAATGCTAATATCATTACAACTTCTACTACTGATGCTGACCTCATCTTCCGTGCAAATGGCACAGGTAAGTTGGTAATCGAGGATGGTCAGGAACTAGAGTTTGGAACTACAGGAGATGTAGAGTTTTCATTTAACGATTCTGATGCTGTTGTAGACATCAAGCGTGTAGCAGGTACCCCCGACTTGCGTATCGCTGATGATATGAAGCTTCATTTCGGTAATACAAAGGATGCTTCTATCTACTATGATGAAACAACAAGTGACAAAATTCAGGTAGAAGGTGCTGATTGGAACTACGCTGCTGGTGTTACTGCAAACTATGCAGATACAACTGATGCTTCAAACGTATCAACTGCATCTGTAACCTTTGCTGGTGGTATTGGTGTTGCAGCAACCACATGGACTAAAGACCTTAAGGTTGATGACAATACAACTCTCGGTACTGCTGCTGGTGACAGTTTAACAGTTAATGCAACCACAACGTTCCAGAACGGTGTAACATTCAATGGACAAACAACCATTACTGGTAGCACAGCTCAGACTGGTTCTATTGAAATAGACAACTTAAAACTAGATGGAAACGTACTTTCCACTATTAATAGTATACAAGAATTGATTATTGACCCATATCCTGCAGGTGGAGACGCTGATGGATTGGTCATAATTAAAGGTGACCTTCAAATTGATGGTACAACAACTACTGTTAACAGTGCTTCAATGTCTGTTAATGATCCTACCATTGAATTGGGTGATCCTACTACACCTGTCACAGTTAAAACTCTTGCTACCTTTGCAGGTAATGCAACAGTTGATGTTCAAGTTGACAGTGTAGAGCAGTTACAAGCTGGTGATTCAATCACTGGTACTGGTATTCCTGGTAGTACAACAATTGCTTCTATCAATACAGGCACAAAAACACTTACATTAAGTGCAGCAATTACTGCTGACCAAGTTGTAGGTGCTACCCTAGTAACAGTCAGGGGTGCTGATGATGCAATGGATCGTGGTGTTAAAGTCCACTACAATTCATCTGGTACTAATAAGTTTGGTTTCTTCGGTTATGACCGTACAGGTGGTGGCGATGGTGCTGGTGCTTGGACTTTCATTGAGGAAGCAACTGACACAGGTACTGTTTTCGGTGTAACTGGAAACCGTGGTACTGTTCTTATTGGTGATCTAGAACTAGATAGTGACCTTGAAGTTCAGTTTGGTGGTACTGGAGCAAGCACATTTACCACAAATGGTATTACTTATGGTAATGGTACAAACCCATTACAAGTAACGGCTGCTGCTAATATGGCATCTCCTGGTACAGGTGATGACGTAACATCTTCCTACCAAGTTCTAACAGTAACTGCTGCTGGAGTTCCTGTATGGACAAACACAATCGACGGTGGAACTTTTTAAATTAATGAATTATGAACGTACAAATTGTTATTGCTACATTACAAAAGAAAATTTCTGATTTGACACTGACTAATGTAATGTTGGAAGCTCAAATTTCCGATTTACAAAGTCAGTTAAATAGTATGAATCAAGAACAACAATCTGAGAATGCTTTAGATGGCAACGAGAATCAAGCTAAAGAGATCGACAGTAGCAGCGACAGTCCCGACGACTTCTAATTTAGAAGACGGTGAGGTCGCTCTTAATATAGCGGATAAAAAACTATACGCTAGAAACGGATCTAATATAATCGAAGTAGCAAACCAGAAACCCAATACGGGTGAAGTGGTTACTACAATGTTTTCTACTGACGTTACGAACGGTCAGGGAAATACTTATTATGTTGCCACTGCAGGTTCAGACAACGCCACTCTTGCAAATGGAGGTGCTGCAGGTTTACATCCTGACACTCCTTTTTTAACAATCACAAAGGCACTTACAACTGCAACTTCGGGAGATACAATTTTAGTTGCACCAGGTGAGTATCAGGAAGTCTTCCCAATGACAGTTCCTGATGGTGTTACATTACGTGGAACAAATTTAAGATCAACATCTGTAAAACCAACATCAGGTTCAAATGCTAATGATGCATTTATACTTTCTGGTGATACACACGTATCTGATCTAACTATTAAAGATTTCTTTTATGATTCTGGTAATGATGATGGATATGCATTCTCTCTAGTAGCATCTAAAGATTCTGTTAGAAGTC